GGTCTGTGGTCTTGGGTTGTGCGTTTCCGTTCTCGGTTGTTTTTTTTTTTTTTTTTTTTGATGTTTAAATAATAAAATGTCGTTCTAGGCGCTATGAGAGCGCGGTTCGCAACACATTAGGTTCTTCTGTTCCTCTTAGTGAGGGCGGGGGATCATCCCATCGCTAAAAAGCTGATGAGGTTCCGCTATAACTCCTAATGGCTCTCGAATCCGAGGCTCTTCACATAGCGTTGTTCGTAAAATTCATAGTCATTGGTGATGGGCATCAACCCGGCCGTTTGAAGCGGCTGTTCATCCTGAACAGCCATGATAGCCGAATTGAAGACCGCAACAACTTCATTGTATTGTTCAAGTCCATGCTGGTGTAACTCTGTGCAGAAAGAGTCGTAATGCTCGTGGAGCGATCCGACCGGTTCTGCGCCGGCGCGCTTCCGCACCCAATTCATTTGCTTCTTAATTGATTCTAGATCGAGTGGGGCGCGCACATCTGCGCGAGTTGTTGGGACAAATTTTCGTTTCAAATACGTAACGTCAGTCAGTAATTCAAAATCGAAATCTTCGTGCTCAGTTTTTGTCGAATTAGTGTAGCCGATTCCATGCCGGTCCATGCACGCTTTCATTATGCGAAAGCTAAATAAGTGCTTGAACTGATCGGACACGGAGACCACATGATCGTCGCCATAAAACGCGAACTCGAAGTTATCGATAATTTCTTGATCGGTGATAGATTCTTTTTGAATATCAGCTTCTTCCAAAATCGCGCAAATAACATAAATCCAGTTGCACAACGAGTTCAATGGTGCAGTCACGCTGACGCCACTGGGCAATCCTTGGTGTGTTTGTACCAAGTAAGTGCCCACGCAGACGTAAGTGTGAATCCAACTTTGAATAAGTGCAAGCCGGGCTTCATTGCCGGATGAGTCTGTGTGTATCCTAGAATACCAATTGTTGACACACTCTCCAGCCGCTAACATCACGTCCGCCATCAGTTTACCATCCCAGGCTTTGTAGTCACCTGCGACAATATTGGGAAATTTGTTCAAGCGATTGTATAGATGCGCCCATTCCGGTCCGGGAGTTGTAATTCCGACCGATATGGGAAGATCGACACAACGCTGTTGCATACCCATTGTCCACATCCCAAAATACTTGCGAGCAAGCATCAGAGAATCGAGAGGCATACCTTCAAACGTACGTGTTTTCGCTGCTCGTACTTTCGCTAAGGACACGAGCTCGTCCTTCAAATTTTCCG